CTTGTGAGTCCAGCTCGCCCATCTCGAAGTTCATAAGTAGGTCTGATATTTCTGAGTTCATAATTTCCTTGACAGTGTTATTTTGGTTTCTATAATTAAGAATGTATTCCTTAAGGAGCCTCCCCCCAAAGGGGGAAAGAGTAAAGGAAAAAAGGAATCCTTAAGGAGTTATTTCCCATTAAGGATAAAGAAGGCGGCAGACTTGCGGATGACCTTGATGGCTTCCTGTTCGTCCAGCCTGCACTCCTGTAAGAGGTCTTCGACCTCGATGCATACGGAAGCTAGGCTAAAGAATACTAAGTAATCCTCGGACTTCCTGTGCGTGATGGTGACCGAAGGTCTGTCCTGCCCTGTTGGCTCATCAAATGCTACGTCGAATAGTTCTGTTTTGTATGTGTTCATAGGTTATATTTTCTGGAGCCTGCCCTTAAGGTCTATTCGGTGAGTGAACCAGCCGTCCTGTCGGGCTGACTTGATGGCGGCTCTCTCGGTATCGTGACCGATCCCCTCTTCCGATAGGATTTCTCTTTCGTTGTCACTGATGTGCCAGTATCCAGTACTGGCTTTGTGTATGTATGCTACTCTTTTCATATGTGTATTTGGTTATGTGTTTTATTCGTAGTGCCCTTTTGCACAGGTGTAGCACAGTCCGCCGACAAACATATCGTCGCTGTCGCAGAACTGGCAGGTTTCGGATTGGTTGCGAGCGTCTTGCTCGGTGCTAATTACTTCGTCTTCTTTAGTGTTCATAGTATTTTGTGTGTGTGGTTGGTTATGTTCTAGTCCATTCTGCCCAGTCGGTCAGCATCTCGGCGGGTGCGCATTCTGTAAAGATTCTGAATTCATCCACCATGCGAGGTGGTGCTTCAAAATCACAGGTTCGCAGTGCCTTGATGCGTAGCCTCTGGACAAAGATGTCGTGAGCTTTAGCGGGGTCATCGTCAGCCTCCACCAGAAGGCGTTTGAATTGTTCCCATGCGGGCTTAGGCTCGGGCAGTATTTCCCAAGCGGTCATTCGTTTTGTTGGTTTCATAGTATTTTGTGTGTGCCGCTGTACGGCGTTGTTATAGTTTACTAAGGGTAGGTGTACCCTTATACCCAGAAAGCCCCTCAGCGGTAAGCTGAGAGGCTGTTAGGTTACTTGATTTTTTCTTGTACGTCTCGGGCTGACTCCTGCCAAGCTTCCCAGCTGATCATTCCATTTGTCCAGTTGTCTGGCTTTGACTCAATTGCTAGCACCTGCTCGCAGTACTTGTCGAGTGCAGACATTACTAGCACTTGGTTGAGGGGAGATCCGAACTCCATTGCATCAGTTACTTTTTCTAGGTTTGTTTTATTCATAATTTATATTGGTTTGTGTTAAGTTATTGTTAAGCGGTCTTTGGTTTGAAGTCTTTGCCATAAATGCCTACATCGGGAGATTCCTCGGTGGCTTTCCAACCGAGTTTGATACCCCTGTACCCTTCATCTTTCCAATGATCTCGCATAGCTTCTAACTCGTACTGAGCTTCGCTTTTATCGTAAGACCCATATAGATTTTCATATCCACCTTTGCCAAGTTTGGCGAAAATAACGAAGTATTTGAATTTAGTCATAATTTGATTTTGTTTTGTGTTAGAATTAAGCAGTGTGCTTATACCCAAAAAGCCCGCACCGATTAAGGTGCAGGCTGATGGTTGTTAGGAAAAAATCCCGTGTTGGCGCAGGGTTTGCCCCACGTAACGAGCTTGATCTATTTCTTCGTGCAGATTGTGAATCAACTGGTCGAATGCTTGGGTCATGTATCTCATGTCCTCGCCTCCGACGTTGCGCCTGTATTTAGATGCAAGGTAAAGAAGGTTTATTAGCTTATGCAGTCTAGGCTCAGAGCGATACTTTTCGGCTCGGAATAACTCCCGCAAGGTGCAAAAGTTTTTAGATGTAGTCCATTCATTATTCATAGTTTTATTGGTTTGTGTTGGTTAGTTGTAAGCAGTGTGCTTATACCCAAAAAGCCCCCAAGCTAAAAGCTTGGAGGCTAGTTCATAATTTAGGTGTCCCACTTATCAGAGAAGGCATCCCAAGCGTCGTCAAAGTCCTTTAGGATTTCCTGTGGCATTTCCCTGCACCACGCTGAATCTGCAATGGTGCAGTACTCTTCGTTGCCAAGAAGTGCATAGGCATTGATGTACCACCCGTCTCTCTCGAAGGTCAGTGTGCCCTCGTCGCAGGAGCAGACCCAGTCTGCGGCTAACTTTGCACGTTTCGACTCCTCATCAAACGGCAGTTCTAATGAATCACCATTTCCATCTACCGCTGAAGTCAATTTGAATCCAGCTTTGTCTTGGAAGCTGATAAAGGAGCGAATTACTTTATTGTAGTCTGTCATAATATATATTGGTTTGTGTTAATTGTAAGCAGAATGCTTCTACCCAAAAAGCCCCCTAGCGGATAGCTAGGAGGCTGTGGTGTTATATGTATTATGTTAGTGTCGGTCTACGTTCGCCATCTGGCGGCTGTCTATACTGGGGGAATCCTTAGCTCCTCGTCATTGTGGTACAGCTCCGAGTTGTGTGTCCGCATCGGTCGGCGGTGGCTTGCGCTGGTATCTTGCGAGGCTCTCGGTCGGGTGCGTCCAGTCAAGATAATCACTTCAGAGCGGCGAACCGCAAAACTGGAAAACACCTCTAGGAGATGACTCGGAAAACTGGAAAAGAACGGATGCTACATTTCCCAGACTGTGCATAACTCGTGCGTCGTCAATACCTAAATCAATTATTTTTAATTTATTTTCATTTTAATTCAATCGGACTTTGCAGGTGCTATATATATGCAGGTCAAATTCTATGCTTTTTATAAGAGCCAAATGAAGAGCCGCAGACAGCGGCGATCTAAATATGCCATTTTCAGCCATTTTCCCAATTAATTACGTAAGTCGTTGATAGAATTCTGTAAGTCATTGATAGCAGTTTCGTAAGTCGTTGATAGACTTTTGTAAGTCGTTGATAATGCTCCAAAAACCCAAAAATCAAATCGACAGCAGTGCCCCTCAGCCCCTCTGTACGGCGTCCGATTTTCGACTGGTACATAGACCCTCGGAAGCTCCAAAAATGCTTTCTCGGCAAATTCGACCTTTGTTGAGATTCAGTCGCAATAGCTTTATTGAGACGCAGTCTCATCCTAAATCCACTCTCCTTAAGGAGTACATATTTCGAGCATCTAGCCGACTCGAGATTTAGTTAGTTTGGTTGGTGGATTTGTGCTTGGATGCTTTCACTCATCGAAGAAGAAATTTTCCCTTCACGTCAAGAGGTTTCCCCCCGACCTTGGTTTTACCTTGATATCAAGAGATCCTTACCGAGGCTGGCGGATGGATTAGATGCGCTAATGAGTGCTATAAGCTGGGCTAATGCTAGGTTCGGCAGTGCCCGAGCCAGTGCATTGGTGGGTGAAGGTAGCTTGCGGTGCCGTGCAGAGGCGCCGTCGAGCAGAGGCGCCGTAGATGGGGGGTGGGGGTAGCTTGCGTCAGTCGAGTCTGGACTGTGTATTCATAAACCACCCTCTAAAAAAATACCCAACTCATAGGCCATAGCACCAGCAAGGGAAAGCCCCAAGCTTTCCTGCATTGCCCATATCAAGTCCCTGTACTCCTTAAGGAGTTGTATTAACTTAATGTACTCTTTAAGGAGCGTTGTATTAACTAAATGTACTCTTTAAGGAGTGTTGTATTAACTTAATGTACTCTTTAAGGAGCGTTGTTATGATTCCTTTTTCCTTTGGCTACCTTAATTCCCTTGCCCCTACGGGGACGGGAAGCTAGTTAAGGCTTGGACTCCTTAAGGAGTATAAATAGATTATACAGTACTTTTGACTTGACTGTCAAGCTAAACTTACAAATAATGTAAAAATGCTGGAAGAAAATTCACCTGAAGATAAGGCAGCCTTGATGAAAGAAATCCAGGGAGCTATCTGGGAGGTTGCGGAGAAGAAGGAAGTAGCTAAGGTCCGCAGCTTGTCTAGGCACAACCCTGACAAGGTTGCTTCTATATTGTACCTTTATAGTACTGGCAGTAGCCAGACCCGCATTGTTAAGAAGTACGGCATAGATCGGGAGACGGTCATCAGCGTCCTGTCGGACTACACGGATCACCTAGGGAAGTTCAAGGAGTTAAGCGGCAAGATTGCCGCTAAGAATTACCTGAACCTATCTAGCTTAGAGGAGGACCTCATTAACTCTGTAAGGCAGGACCTGGAGTCAGGAGAGCTAAAGCCTACAGTCAGGGACCTCAAGGAGATTTCTATATCTGTGTCCAATGCAGCAAGGCAGGCATTTACTTCCCGTGGCGAGGCCACGCAGATAACAGAGGACCGCCAGGTTATCACCCAGGAGGACTACGACGAAACAATCAAGGCGGCCCGAGAAAGGATCGAAAAACTAAAGCAGGCCGAAAAGGTGGAACTAATACAGGAGGATTGATATGATAGGAAACCAAATAACTAGACTTATATTAGAAGAGAACTCAGAGATAAGGACCTTTGAGTTCAGTTGCGGTCTTTCTACTACAGAGATTGTGCAGGAGATGTACCTCCTTTGCTTGGCTGCTGGTCACGACAAGGACAATGTAGCTAGTGCTATGTTTGAACTAGGGCGTGAACTAACAGAGGATTACGACAATGGGTAAAGGATGCGCACCCCGAAAGGGACACAACGCTGAGAAGCAGCGTAAGAACTACGACGATATTGACTGGAGCAAGAAGCCCAAAGTCCAGAAGATGGACAAGCCAGCTAAGTCAAAGTAATGCCGATTACATTTACAGAGCACCCTATAGTGCGTCCTCCTACGGACGAGGAGATAGTCCTGCTTGGTGAGCAGGACCCTAAGTTGTTAGCTGCACTGCACGAAGCTCACGAAGGTAGAATACAAGCAGCATACGACGACCCTGTGCGCTACGGCTTTGACCTAGCGGGCTGGGACAGAATACGTACAGGGTTACGTACAAACAATGAAGTACTTGCACTGGGCGGCAATCGTAGCGGGAAAACTACTGGCTGCGCCAAGATGCTAATGGAAGCCGTCACCGAAAGTATGGACGGGCATATCGTATGCTTCTCTCAGAATGCCGATACCTCCATCAAGGTGCAGCAGGCTGCAATCTGGGAGATGATGCCCAAGGAATTCAAGCGCAAGACTAAGAGCGTAGACGGGTATATTAATTACTCTATGCAGAACGGCTTTACAGCCTCTTCCTTTATTTTTCCTGATACCAGGACCCGAGTGGACTTCAAGACCTATACTCAGTACAGCAACAACCAGACGATCCTTGAGGGTTTTGAGTTCGGGTTTAAGCAGCCCGAAGGGTTGAATATCGGCGCTTGGCTTGACGAATATCTAGGTGACGCAGCCTTAGTAAATACATTGCGGTTCCGATTGGCTACACGGGACTCCAAGATGCTAATTGGGTTTACCCCGATTGACGGCTACACGCCTTTTATTTCGGACTACCTGAAGAATGCAGAAACCCTAAGGACTAAGCCTGCGGTTTTACTAGAGAACAAGGCAGTACCAATCGAGCAGTACAGCCCTAGCCGTGATGCATCTGTAGTATATCTGCATTCAGACGAGAATCCCTTTGGTGGTTACGAACGTATAGCCAAGGACCTAATAGGTAGACCTGACTCGGAGATACTGGTCCGTGCCTACGGCGTACCAGTCAAATCAGCAAATGCTTTGCTTCCTTACTTCAATACTGAAGTAAACGTACTATCTAGCGAACCTAATAAGTACGGGATGCAGTTCCCCGACATTTCGGACAAGTCGGAGTTCACCTGCTACCAGGTGGTTGACCCTGCTGGTGCAAGGAACTACACCTGCATCTGGGCTGGAGTCAACGAGCACGGCGAGGTATACATCCGCAAGGAGTGGCCTGACCGTGATACCTTCGGGGAATGGGCAATCTTTGGAGATCCTAAGTGGAGGTACGGCCCTGCATCTAAAAAGGTAGGCCTTAACGTAGAGGGATACTGCGAGCTGTTTAATGAAATAGAAGAGGACCTTGGCATAGAAGTAACCGAGAGAATCGGGGACTCCCGTTTCTTTGCTAAGGAAAACGAAAACAATGACGACCTGTTTACTTCCTTTTACGACTTTGGCCTAAGTTTTGTGCCGTCCAATGGAGCTATGGAGGACCAGGGCATTACTGCCCTAGATGATTGGTTTAACTATAACCCGAACGTAGGGGTAGACGAAGCTAACAAACCCCTATGTTATATTCACAAGGACTGCGGTAACCTCATCGACAGCCTTATTAACTACAACTCGCAAGGCAAGGCCGACGAGCCACTAAAGGATTTCTTTGACGTTATCCGATATTTGCGAATGTCAAACAGCGGAGAAGGCCCAGACTTTATGTCTAATGCCTCAATGCAAACAACAAGAACAAATCAAGGAGGATATTAATATGCCTAAGAAACGAGTACAGACAATTGCCAAGGAGCACAGCGTAGAGCTGGACTACCTTATTGAACTAGTAGAAAGCAAACTACCAGAGCATACCGTCACTGGTACTGGCTACGCCAGATGGATCAACGAAGAGGGCCAGGACTTACTAGAGGAAGCCGTAGACATCCCAGAGCTTGCGCCTAAGCGTTACCGAGGAGTAGTGCACTCCAAGGCACCCAACCGAAGTTACATCTACGTGTACATCAGGGAGATCAAGAAGAAGGTACCAGCGGTCATCCCTCGCAAGCTAGAAAACTTTTTTACTGAAGGTAAGAACGTAAACGTAGAGGCCATTACTGATGACAGAGGAACATCTTACCGCTATGTAAAATGAATCTACCCGAAGAAGACATTACGCTCGATCCAGAATGGATCGAAGAGCAGGTAGACCGACTGGCTGCCTGGGAGTACTTGAACCGCTACGCAAAGCATCAATTAGACCAACCAATGCGACCACAGGAATTATGTGATAGAATTGGTGTTCACAAAGGTTACATCTACGAGATGGCTAAATCTGTTAGAAAAAAACTAAATGCAAAATAAATCTACTTTCGAGGCGTTGACTTACGTTGACGCATCTCCAGACATTGCTGCTTTACGCAACGCATACGATGAAACAGTAAACGAACTGGAGGCATACTTTGATTTGTGCCGTACTAGTTATGACGACCGCCGCAACTGGTGGCCAGG